GATAAGCTAGTTGATCTTGAAACTGCAATTATGGAAGATAATGCAGGTGTTAATGCAGATTCTATTTCTTATGTAACCAACGCTAAAGTGATGGGTGCAATTAAGAAGCTTAAGACTTCTGGTGGCGAGTATCTTGTTAACAACAACCTACAAGCTTTAGGTAGAGGTGCAACTCCAATTGCAGTTAACGGCTATCCACTAGCTATGACAAATCAAGTTCCTAGCAACCTAACTAAAGGTTCTACATCAGGTTCTTGTTCTGCTGTTGTTATGGGAGACTTCTCACAAGCAATCTTAGGATTATTTGGTGGTGGAGTAGAGATTACTGTTGGTGAAGACAGCGATGACTTCTCTAAGAATTTAACTTCTGTTAAGGCAGTAGTTGCATTTGACGTTGCTGTAAGACACGCACAGTCATTTGCTGCAATCTTAGACATAACCACATAATTGGTTTAACATAGGGGGTATTACACCCCCTTTTTTTTATGAAAGTAAAGTGTCTAGAAAACGTATGTGCTAGTGGTTCGGCTTTAGAAGCTGGAGAAACTTATGACATTAGTGATTCTGATTATGCCTTGTTAAAAAGTATGGGCAAAGTTACTGATGCTCCTGTAGAAACAAAACCAAAAAAAACAGCAAAACGTAAAATAAATGGCTCTAACTGAAGATGCAACTACTCTTAATATCTACCTAAATGACTTTGGCGTTACTTGTCAGATAGGTGGGGGTACAGCATTTTTAGGGATATTTAATAAACCAGCAGAAATTATTGGTGGTGGTCTTGCTACTTCTATTGAATATTTATTAAGATCAAGAACAACAGATGTTTCTTCTGCAAGTAGAGGAACAACAATTACAGTAGATTCTGCAAATTATACAGTAAGAGAAAACATACCAGAAGATGATGGTGCTTTTACTACATTATTATTGAGCAAAGTATAATGGCAGATACAAGACGAGAACTGATATTAGCAAGGATGAAAACTAACCTTGATGCAATAACAAATGCTACTGTTTATAGATCAAGAGTAGAACCATTGGCTCGTGGTGAAGCACCAGCAATAATAATAGAACCGATAGATGATAATCCTACAGATACTAATTTCTTTGACAAATTAGATTGGAATATGCGAGTAAGAGTATCAACAATTGTTAGGGCTGCGATACCAGATGACGATTCTGACACTTATACGCAACAAGTTCATCTAAGATTAATGGCAGACCAGACAATAAATTCGTATGCTCTGGATTTAACGCCAGATCGTACTGATTTTAGTTTGGTTGAAGCTGATGTACCTCTTGGTATAATTAGTCAAGATTTTATTGTGCATTATCGTACAAGTAGATCTGATTTAACTGCTGCATGAATTCATGGCTAAACTAAATACAGAAGTGCCTAATCCTGGCGAAGGTGGAACTTATACGTTCGATCCAGAAACAGGAAAGACTACACTAGTACCAGAAACCGATTCCTCCTCTGACAATGGCTCTAACAAGAACGACAAAACTACTAGCAAAGATTGAATCATCTTATGGGAGTAACCCAACTCCTGTAGCTGGTTCTAATGCTATTCAAGTTACTGATATCGAAGTAACTCCAATTGAATCTGATAACGTACAAGCTCCTACCTTTCAAGGATTCTTAGGTAACAGTACACAAGGAACACTACTTGCCAATAAAAGAGTAGCTGTATCTTTTGGTGCGGAATTGTCAGGATCTGGAGCAGCAGGTACTGCAAGTGCTCTATCACCTCTTCTTAAAAGTTGTGGACTTTCTGAAACAATTGTAGGTTCTACCTCGGTTACTTATGCTCCTATCAGTGCATCGTTCTCTAGTTGTACTATTCTTTGTTTCTATGGTGCTACAAGACATCTTATAACAGGTTGTAGAGGAACAGCTACTATCTCAATGACAGCAGGTCAAGCTGCCCTAATAAATTTTGAATTTACGGGAATATATAATGCTGTAGACAGTACAGCAATGTCAGGTACATTTACAGTTGCTAACCAATCAGCAGCATTAGAAGTAAATGATACAAACGTCACTACTGCAACATTTCATGGTGCTACATCACAAAGAATTGAATCATTCGATTTAGCTCTTAACAATGAAGTGCTTTATAAAGAAACAGCATCAAGTCAAGAAGTTTTAATTACTAATCGTGCTCCTGGTGGTACTGCTGTTATAGAAGAACCAGTAAGAGCTACAACTGATTACTTTGCAAAGGCTGTTGCTACTGCTACTGGCAATAGTTCTATCGTTCTTGGAGGTAGTGCAGGTAACATTGTTACTGTTAATGTTCCACAGACTGACCTTACAGGAGTAACTCGTGGAGATACTGGTGGTGTTAACAGTTTGACCCTACCGTACTTGGCATTACCTACAACAGCAGGTAATAATGAGCTAAGTATAGTAATGACTTAATTTATGGCTCTTGTTTTTAAAAAAATCGCTGAATATGATTGGCAAGTAACTGTTCAAACACCAGATAAAGGAAAATTTAAGCAAGAAACATTTACGGCTAGATTTAAAAATGTTGGTCGTAAAGCTTTTGCAGAGCTTGTCGAGGAGGAAAACGATGAGAATTTTGTAAAAAGTGTTTTAGTAGGTTGGTCTGGTATTAAGGACGATGATGGTAATGATGTTGAATATAATGATGATAATTTTATTGCTTTGACAGATAATCATTTTATTGTAAAAGGGATTATTGAAGCATTTGGTGAAAGTATGCGTGGAGCTTCTGAAAAAAACTAAAAGAGGCTGCGAGTTATTGGGTAAAAGGTGAAATTATTGATGAGAGTATAGAAGCATTAAAAGCATTTGGTGCAACAGAAGAACAAATCGCAGCCGAAAAGAAAAACAAAAAAACATTTGATTGTATTGTTTGGGAAGAAAACAGAGAAAATGTTAATATGTTTTGGAAGCTTTCTACTCAGTGGTATGTCAGTATGGCTGGATTAACTGGCATAAACTATAAATCTTTGGAATACTTGTGTAAAATATATACAGTTAAAGATTCTGTTGCTATGTTTGAAGGAATACAGGTAATGGAATACGAAGCATTGTCAATTATGCAAAAGGATAAAAAATAATGGCAAGGCAAGAAACAAAGTTAGATATATTAGTAGGCGTAGAAGGCACAGAAAAACTGCGTGGTTTAACAAGTAGCTTGAAAAGGCTTAAAGATAATTCTACTTTGGCAGGTAATTCTAGTAAAAAATTATTAGTAAATTTACAAAAACAGAAGAAAGCAGCAACACAAACTATTAGTGGAACAAGATCATTATCTAATTCTTATAGACAATTAGCTAACTCTGTAAAAATAGGTAGTAGAGAGTTTAAAGTTGCTACTGCAAGAGCAGAGCAGTTAGAAAGAAAATTAAGGAAATTAAATACAACTGCAAAAAGAGGAAAAGGTGGTTTAGGTAATCTTGCAAAGATTGGTGGAACTGTCGCTGCTGCTGGTGTTTTTGGTGGGGCAGAAGGTGCAATTGGTTCTGCAATAGGTGGTGTTTTTGGTGGTGTTGCAGGTGCAGCAGTTGGTGGTGCTGTTGGAGCACAGGTAGGACAATTTACTGGTGCTATATCAGAGATAGCACAGTATGATGCTGCTTTAGAAAAACAAAGAAAAGCACTTAGACTAGTTATAGGTGATACTGATGAATACAATAAAGCACAGGCATTTTTAGCAAAAACATCTAAAGATTTAGCAATACCACAAGACGTTATTGTAAGACAATTTACATCCCTTACTGCTTCTGTTAAAGGTGCTGGCTTATCAACTGATGATGCAAAAGAATCGTTCTTAGCAATTGTTTCTGGTATTAGAGGTACTGGTGGATCGTTAGAAGATATGAAATCTGCGATGCGAGCAACTTCTCAGGTATTTTCAAAAGGTAAGGTGTCGGCAGAAGAGCTCAGACAACAACTCGGCGAGCGGCTTCCTGGAGCTTTTACATTGTTTGCTGAATCAATGGGTAAAACACCTGCTGAGTTAGATAAGGCATTAGAGCAAGGTAAAGTTACTCTTGATGACTTCTTAGGCTTTAGTCAAAAACTATTTGATGAATATGGTGAGAATGCAAAGATTCTTGCACAAGCTCCAGAATCAGCAGGTGATAGATTAAAAACAGAAATTAGTAATTTAAAAGATAATCTAGGTGATTTATTAAGACCAATTGGTGCGGAGTTTCAAGCAGTATTTTCAGATATAGTTGAGATTATTAATGGTGCCATAACTGCATTTAAAGAGTTTATGGGTATAGGATTAGAAAATGCCATAAAAAAATCACAGGTAGCTGTTGCAAGAGCACAAAAAAACTTTGATAGAGTTAGTGGTCTTGATGATAATCCTAGAAATCGTAATCTAAAAGCTCAAGCTAACAATCAACTTATAATTGCACAGGAAAAGCTTAATGAGTTATTGAGAGAACAAAACGAATTAGAAGGTGAAAGTTTAGAAAATGATGATAAAAAATTAAAAAAATCAATCTCAACTTACGATAGTTTGAGATCAGGAATGCAATCTTATGTAGACAGTATTAAAGATATGAATAAACAAATACAAGATGCAACAATGAAAGCATTTAAAGGAATGGAAGATGCTCTTGTTAATTTTGTTATGACAGGAAAATTAAATTTTGCTGATCTTACAAGATCAATACTTGCAGATATTACAAGAATAATTATAAGACAAACAATAATTACACCTTTACTTGGTGCTTTCGGTATTACGCCTAACGCAAAAGGTAATGCTTATGGAAAAGAAGGATTAATGAAGTTTGCAAAAGGGGGAATCGTCTCATCTCCCCAATTATTTGCCTATGGATCAGGTGGTTCTGGTAACTTTGGCCTTATGGGCGAGCAAGGGGCAGAAGCAATCCTCCCATTGAAACGTGGGCGTTCTGGTAACTTAGGTGTTGAAGCTTCTGGTGGAATGTCTAATAATATAGTTGTTAATGTAGATGCGTCTGGTTCTTCTGTTGAAGGTGATCAAGCAGAAGGTAAAGCATTAGGACTTGCATTGTCATCTGCAATACAAACTGAACTTATAAAACAACAAAGACCAGGAGGGTTACTTGCATAATGGCTACTTTTCCAGCTACACCTGTAGCATCTTTTCCAATAAATAAAACACAGAATCCTAAGACAAGAACTGTTACTTTTGCTGATGGTTATGAACATAGAATTACTTTTGGATTAGCAGAAAATCAAAACCCCAAAGTATTTAATCTATCTTGGAAAAATATTACTCTTACAGAATCTGATACGTTAATGGATTTTCTAAATGCAAGAGCTACTGATAATGCTAGTTTTGATTACACTCCTCCAGGAGATTCGACATCATATAAATTTGTAGCAGAACCTGGTTACAGTGAAAGTATAGATTATGCAGAAAGAGCAACAGTAACAGCTACATTTAGGCAAGTATTTGAACCATGAGTACAGCACCTATTATTACTGATCTACAAAAGATCAATCCTTCAGCAGTAATAGAATTATTTACATTGACAACAGATGCAACTTTGCATGGTTCTGCTCAGACTTACAGATTTCATAATGGAACAAGTTTAAATGCTAATGGAGATATTATCTGGGCTGGAAATCAATATTTAAAAATGCCAATTACAGCAGAAGGTTTTGCTTTTACAAAAGGTCAACTCCCAAGACCTACATTAACTATTAGTAATGCTCTTGGCACTATCACAGCTATCTTGTTAAATGTTAATCAGGTAACAACAGGAAATGATTTGACAGGAGCTACTGTGACAAGAATTAGAACTTTGGCACGTTATCTTGATGCTGTTAATTTTCCTACAACGACTACCACTACAACGACCACAGAAACTATTGCTGATCCTGCTGATGCTGAATCTGTAACCTACACAGTAACAGTAGTAAATGTTGGGGGATCTAATATCTTTGCTATTAATGGTTCTAATAATCCTGTTCTTACAATGAAACGTGGGTCTACTTATATATTTAATCAAGCAGATGCTTCAAATAGTGGACACCCTTTGGCAATAAAATCTGATGCTGGAGGAGCACAGACTACAACTGTATCTGGAACTGCTGGAAATGCAGGGGCTACAGTAACTTATCAGCCAGCATATCCTTCTGCTCCTAGTGATTTAAGATATTACTGTACAGTTCATGGAAATGGAATGGGTAATACAATTACAATGAACAACCCAAACACAACAACCCAACAGACAACAACTACATCTACTCAACAGGTGAATCCATTAGGAACACCAGATCCTACAGCAGAGTTTCCACAAGAAATATATAAGATTGATAGAAAATCATCAGAAAATAGAGAAGCAGTTCAATTTGAATTAGCAGCAGTATTTGACCTTGCTGGTATTAGAGCACCTAAAAGACAATGCACTAGAACAGAATTTCCCTCTATCGGTACGTTTATTGCATGAATTGGCAAGAATCTGCATTGGCTCATGCGAAAGACCAAGACCCAAAAGAGTCTTGTGGTTTATTGTTAAATATTCGAGGAAAAGAAAAATATTTTCCTTGTCGTAATTTATCAATGACAAATCATCAATGTTTTATTCTTGACCCAGAAGATTATGTAAAAGCAGATAACAGCGGAGAAATAATAGCAGTAGTTCATAGTCATCCAGTTACACCTCCTACTCCTAGTCAAGCTGATCAAATAAGTTGTGAACAAAGTAATTTACCTTGGCATATTGTTAATCCTAAAACTGAACAGTGGGGATATTGTGAACCAAATGGTTATAAACCAGATCTAGTTGGTAGACCTTGGGTTTGGGGTGTTACTGATTGTTGGTCTTTAGTTAGAGATTGGTACAAAGAAAAAAAAAGTACAGAACTTAGAGATTGGAATCGACCTACAACACCAGAAGAATTTATTTTAAATCCAATGTTTGAAAGTTGTGCTTGGCGTACTGGATTTAGAGAATTAAGATCTGAAGAAAAGTTAATTAATGGTGATTTATTATTTATGTCAATTGGTTCTCCTGGTTTAAATCATGTGGCTATTTTTTTAGATGGAGATGTTTTACATCATTTAACAGATAGACTATCTTGTAGAGAACCATATTCTGAATGGCTATTAAAATGTACAGGAGGGAGGTATCGTTATGCTGCGTAAGATAAAGTTATATGGTGACCTTGCTAATTTTATAGGACATAAAGAATTTGAAGTGCAGGTAGATAGTCTTGCAAAAGCAGTTAGTTTTCTTGTTAATAATTTTCCTCAGATAGAAGGCTATATGAATCCAAAATATTATCAGGTAAAAGTTGGTAATTATGCTTTAGATGATAAAGAACTACAACATCCTATAGGACAGGAAGATATACATTTTGTACCTGTTATAACTGGTGCAGGTCGTGGTTTTGGTAAAATATTATTAGGTGCAGCATTAATTGCAGGTGCGTTTTTTATGCCAGTTGCCGCAGGTAATGTTTCTCTTATGAGTGGTATAAAGGCTGGATCTTTAGCAAAAGTTGGATTTTTTACAAAAGCTGTAGCAGGTGTTGGTGCGATGTTGGCTATAAGTGGTGTATCAGAAATGTTATTTCCTTTACCTAAACCAAAAGAATTTAATAATGAAACAGATCCACGTTTGTCATACAAGTTTTCTGGAACTCAAAATACATCAAGAGCAGGTACTCCAGTACCAATTTGTTACGGAGAAATTGTGACAGGATCAGTCGTGATCAGTGGTGCTGTTGATACACAACAGGTACAAGCATGACAAAGAAAATTATTAGAGGATCTGGAGGAGGAGGTTCTCCACCACCACCACCCCAACCGACAAGAACTCCTGATACTTTACATAGTAGACAGTTTGCTACTTTTCTTGATCTTATTTCTGAAGGAGAGATAGAAGGTTTTGCAACGGCATCAAAAGAAGGTAGAACACAAGGAACTGCTGCTTATAATAATGCTGCCTTAAAAGATTTATTTTTAAACGATACTCCTGTCTTAAAATCTTCTGCAAATAGTGCAAGTCCAGCAACTACAGATTTTAACTTTCAAGATGTAACTTTTAATCCTAGATTTGGTACTTCTAACCAAACAAAAATTACTGGAATCTTAAGCAGTTCTTCTGTAACCGCTGTTGGTGTAAATGTAACTGCCTCAACTCCAGTGACAAGGCAAATATCTAACACTAATGTTGATGCTATAAATGTTACTATTAATTTTCCTCAATTACAAAAAGCTACTGACAAAGGTGATTTGTTAGGTACTACTGTTCAATTAAAAGTATCTGTTCAATATAATTCTGGTGGTTTTACTGATGTTATTACAGATACTGTAACTGGTAGAAGTGCTGATGCATATCAAAGAGATTATAGAGTAAATCTTACTGGTGCTTTTCCTGTTGACATTCGGGTATCAAGAATTACTGCTGATAGCACAACCACAGGATTACAAGACGTATTTCAATGGAGTAGTTTTGGTGAAATAATTGATGATGCTTCTACTTATGCGAATAGTGCATATGCAGGTGTAAGACTAGATTCGATGCAATTTAGTTCTATACCAACAAGAAAGTATAGGATTAGAGGAATAAAAATAAGGATTCCAGGAGCAGGTGCTAACAGTTCTGGCACTCCTACTGTTGATAGTGCAACTGGCAGAATAGTTTATCCAACTGGTTATATATTTAATGGAGTTATGGGTGCTGCCCAATGGTGTTCATGCCCTGCAATGATATTGCTTGATCTTTTAACAGATACAAGATATGGATTTGGTAATCACATAACAGATTCATCATTAGATTTATTCTCTTTTGTTACTGCGAGTAAGTTTGCAAATACACTGGTATCAGATGGATTAGGAGGACAGGAGGCTAGATTTAGTTGCAATGTAAATATACAAAGTTCTGGCGAGGCTTTTGATCTTATAAATGATCTGGCAGGTGTAATGAGATGTATGCCGATATGGTCTGCTGGAACAATACAACTTACTCAAGACAGCCCTAAAGATGCAAGTTATTTATTTAACTTATCTAATGTAACTGAAGAAGGCTTTAGTTACTCAGGTAGTGGATTAAAAACAAGAAATACTGTCATTTCTGTTTCTTATTTCAATATGGATAGTCAAGAAATAGATTTTGAAGTAGTTGAAGATACTGCTGCAATAGCTAAGTTAGGAGTCATTATAAAACAGGTAAAAGCATTTGCCTGTACATCTCGTGGGCAAGCAGCCAGATTAGGTCGGACTTTGCTTTTTATTGAGCAAAATGAGTCAGAAGTATGCACATTTAGTACATCAATAGATTCTGGTGTTGTTATACGACCTGGTGCTGTAATTGAAATAGCTGATCCTGTTCGTTCTGGCCTTAGAAGAGGAGGAAGAGTAAGTTCTGCCACAACTACACAGATAACTGTAGATGATTCTGCTGCGACTGATTTACCAACAACAAATAATCCGACTTTATCTGTAATATTACCTGATGGAACTGTTGAAACTAAGTCAGTATCAAGTGTCTCAGGAGCAGTTATAACAGTATCTTCTGCTTTTTCTCAAACTCCAAATGCTAATACAATTTGGCTTTTGCAAGATGATACAGTTCAAGCTCAAAAGTTTAGAGTAATAACAGTAGAAGAAGATGGTGTTAATTATGGTATTACCGCTTTATCTTATGTAAATGAAAAATACGCATTTATTGAAGATGGATCTACTTTACCTAC